ACTAATTCTTAGTGGTAAAGACCAAGAATTGCAAAAACTAAACGAGGTTAGTAAAGGTTGTATGTGGATGCAAGCTAAGATAGGGTGTATAAATATACTATTATCACAGCTAAATCGTAACATAGAGCAAGAACACCGTGCTAAAGCACAGTATCAACCATTGCTAACAGATTTGTTTGGTGGTGATAGTATAGGTCAAGATGCACATGTTGTGTTAATGCTACAAAGACCTAATGATTTATATGGTATTACAACTAATTATTGTGATGAGAATCCTGTTGGATTACTTGCATGTCATATAGAAAAGAACCGTGATGGTTTATTGGGTATGATACCGTATGAAGCAGAAATGTCAACATTTACTATTAACGAAAGAAAAAAATAATGTTTAAAAAAATATTTAACCTATTTATAGGAGGAGAAAATCAAAACGAAAAATTAATAAAAAATATAGAAAACTATGAGCAAAAGGAACGGCAAAAACAAAGCCAGAGTAGCAATCTTAAACGAGATAAACTACACAGACAAAAGAATGAAAAGATTCAAAAATAATGAAGAGGAACTTTCAAGATTACAATCTAAAAGAGATACTTTAAGGAGTAAATTAAAAACTAAATAATATGCTAATGGAATTACCAAAAACAAAGGTAAAGGCTAGCCGTAAATCGCCTAAGAATATGATAATATATGGTCCACCTAAGATAGGTAAGACTACAATACTGTCAGAGTTAGATAACTGTTTAATTATAGATTTAGAAGATGGCTCTGATATGGTTGATGCTTTAAAAGTTAAAGTAAATAACCTTAAAGAACTAGCTGATATAGGTAGAGAAATAATTAAACAAGGGAAACCATATAAATATATTGCTATTGACACTATATCTAAACTAGAAGAATGGTGTGAAGAAGAGGGTAAAAAGATTTATATGAAAACGCCTATGGGTAAAAACTTTGATACAAAAAATCCAGGTATGTCAATATTAGCACTGCCTAATGGTGCAGGTTATTTATATTTGCGGATGGCATACAAAAAGTGGATTGATAGATTAAATTTACTTGCTGATAGAATTATACTAGTAGGTCACCTAAAAGATAAGATGTTAGAAAAGAAAGGTAAAGAAGTTTCTGTCAAAGATCTTGACTTAACTGGTAAAATAAAACAAATTACATGCGCTAATGCAGATGCTGTAGGCTATATATATAGGGAGGGAGATGAGACTATGGTTTCGTTTAACTCTTTAGATGATGTAACTGCAGGCTCTAGATGCGATCACTTAAAAGGTCAGACTATACCTATGAAATGGTCAACAATATTTATAGATTAATAACCAATTAAACACAAAAAAATGATTGAAATGAGAAAAACCCCGGAGACAGGAGGACAAACTCCTGCGCAAATTACTGTTTCTATGATCGACCAAGATCTTAAGGACGGTATTAGTAAGTCAGAAATGGCAAAAAAGTATAATATTAAACCATGGGAAGTAGATGAGATGTTTAAACATCCATTCCTTAAAGGTAGAAGACCTAGTAGAAAGAAGTCTTTATCTTTTAGTTTTATAGATGATGTAACTACATCTGCAGAAGAAGTTTTTGTAGATCCTAATCAAGTAACTTTAGAAGATGCTATAGACGAAGCTATTGAATCAGTTGAAGAAGTTAAAGATCAGATGCAACAAACTCAAGAAGCTATTATAGACATGTTAAGTCCTACAGAGTTTAAAACTCCAGAAGAAAATGTAGTTAATACATTAACTGATGAGGCTGAAGAAGTAGAAATAGAAGATGAAGACGATACAACGTTTGAATTATAATTAATAACCAATAAAAATAAATAAAAATGGCAATACAAAGTAATGCAAGTACAGAAGAAGTAGTAGGTGGAATTAAAACTTACTCAGGTTTAACAAATGTAAAAGTTATAGCAGTAAATCCAACAATGGCGGAATTACATGCTATGGACATTAATGTTAAGCAAGAACCTAATTATAAAGTATCATTTAGCGATCAAGATTACAATAAAGTTGTATTTTGGTTAGCAAATGCAGATGGTAATTTTAAATTAGAAATATTAATGACAAATACTCCTAGAGTTTCACAAGCAGGAAAACACCAGTGGATTAATGCTGTTGGTCAATCTACATGGTCTACAGATGAACCAAGTTATGAGTGGTGGAAATCAGAAGGTCAAAGAAAAGCTTATGTAGGAGAAGAAACTTTAATTAACTTTGTTAAAGCATGGGCTAATGTAGCATCTGGAGATGATGTGTCTTTTGATACTATGGATGCTATAGCTAACGGAGATTTAGCAGAAGTTAAAGCTTTAATAACTGCGCTTCAAAATAATGAAGTTAGAGTTCTTATAGGCGTAAAAGATGACAAATATCAACAAGTGTATACTAAATATTTTGGTAGAGTAAAACCTCAACGAAATGATTTATTTGTAAAAGCTCTTAATGATGATTATGGTTCTTTTAATGCTGATTTTAATGCTGATTTAGTGTGGGGCACACATAAACCAACTAGCGAACTAATTTCACCAGATGCTCCTGCAGAAGATGAAGATTGGACTGCTGAACCTGCAATGGCAACTGCACAATCTGATGAAGACTTACCATTCTAATGGTAATTCAAAGTAGGAACAGTGAAGATCACTTACATACAAATGTCATACTTGGTAAAATTACTGAGTATGACATTTTTAAGTATTATTGTCCTAGCTTTATAGAAATACGTAAAAAATTTAAAAGCGAATTGCGTAAAGATAATTCTCCTACAGTTTCTATAATACCTTATAACGGCAGATTATTATATAAAGATTTTGGTTATTTAGATCATAGTTTTGATTGTTTTAATTATGTGCGGTATAAATTTGGATGTTCTTTTATTGCTGCTTTGCGAATTATAGATTGTGATTTTAATTTAGGATTGAGTTCAAAAAAAGATGTTATTAATTTTACTATGGGTTATATGGCATATAGACAAAGCAAAACTCCAAAATTTACTGAGTCTCAAGTTATTATTAGAAAGAAAAAGCGACACTGGACTAAAGAAGATGCGAAGTTTTGGTCTCAATATTTGGTTAATAAAGATTTATTAATTAAGTTTGCTGTCGAACCAATAAGTCATTTCTGGGTTAATAGCGCTAGATTCAGTTGTCAATCAATCAGTTATGCTTTTCGATTCAATAATAGGTATAAAATCTATTCTCCTTATGATACTAAAAATAAATGGCTAAGCAACACAAAAAAAACAGACGTGCAAGGCTATAAACAACTCCCAAATAAAGGTGAGAGGGTAATCATTACATCATCTCTTAAAGATGTTATATGTTTACACGCTGCAGGTTATAATGCAATTGCAATGCAAAGCGAAATGCAAATTCCTGAGCAAAAATTAGTAGATAATTTAAAATCTAGGTTTAAACGAATAGATGTTTTATACGATAACGATTTCGATAAAGTAAATAATCCTGGTCAGACAATGGCTAAGAAAATTTGTGATTTATATGGTTTTAATAATATTTGTATACCGACTAGTTTTGAATCTAAAGACCCATCTGATCTAGTTAGTAATACAAATGGATTTACTAATTTAAATTTTATATTAGATGACTAGAGATGAGATTATTGAAAAACTAAGAACACGAAAAGGATTTTTAAAAAAAGGAGCACAGTGGTTAGCTGACAAATGGGAAGTAGACATAGCAATTATTAAAGACTGCAAAAAGCTTGTAACTTCTGAAGAGTGGGTACAAGAACGTATGAACAATGACAATGGACACGAATTAAGTCAAAGTCAGGCATTTACAAAACATTTATTAGATAATGGATTAACTATGGCAGATGTAAAATCTGTTAAATTTTGGCAAAACTTTAATGGAGATCAAAGATATAGTATAGTAACTCATAACCAGTGGCATGAACAGCCCCAGGTTAAAGATGAGTTATTAAATTATATAAAAAATAGGTCTGCTAAAGTGCCAAAGCTTAAATATAAAAAGCCTAAAGATCCTATCTGT